AACCCGCACCGGAACCCGCACCGGAGCCCGCGCCGGAACCCGCACCGGAACCCGCACCGGAGCCCGCATCGGAGCCCGCACCGGAGCCCATCGACGCTTCGGAGGGCGAGCCCAAACGCAAAATGACCATGCCAGCAGGTATGAGTTGGCATGACCGAGTTTTGGACAACCAAACAATTTCACGCAATATGCCGAAAACTTTTAAGGAAATCATGTGCGACGAGGCGTTCAAGGCACGTCTCAACTCGCTGAACTCCGCTTTCCGTAGCGGGGCAACGTCCGCGGACAACAACCCGGACAACGTAGAGACCGTGCGCCTGCTCGCCAGCGCCATGCTGTCGGACGAGCGTATGGTGGTGCTCGCAAACGCTTGCAACTTCACCAACGGTATTACGCGCGAGCGTAAGAACGGTTTGAAGTTCCTCGTAGAGTGCGCCGCAGGTGGTGCGGCCGCGGCTACACTTACCGCCGCTGACCTCGGTGTCATCAAGTGGATGTCGCTGTTCCTCGAGAAGCTCCTCCCGGACAACACGTTCATGCGGTCGATCCGCTTCGTTCCCATGTCCGATCGTGAGGGTGCGATCTACGTTGAGAGTGGTGTGAACCCCGCCACGTATGTGGGTTCGACCACGCCGGTCAACGCACAGCGCTACTTCTACGACGACATCAAGCGCACGATCGCGCGTCAGGTGTTCTCGATTCAGCCGATCACGTTCCAGTACGCCGATATGGCTATCCTCGCATACGACAAGCAGTCGTGGGGTTGGTCGATTGCGATGGATTCGCTCATGTCGGACGTAGCAACGTACATCCTCCAGGTGGCCGCAAACACCGACGGTGTTACGGTGCTCCGCACGACGGGTGATTCGTTCTCGTCGCAGGGTCTGTTCCCGATCGAGGCGCCCAACTCGAAAGTGAACATCAATGGTATCTCGTCCGACGACATCACGATGACCGTAGGTGCGTTCCTTACGCAGAACTACCGTCTGAACGATCGCAAGGTCGAGATCGTCGTCCCGTCTAACCTCTTCACCAAACTCGCAACCGATCCGACGTTCAAAACGTTGCTCACCCCGCATCTGTCCGGCTCTGTCGGTAGCGGCTTCGAGTACAACGGATCGCGTATCTGCGGACGTAACCCGGTCGCTCGCTTCAACACGACGTCGAACGAGGTTGAACTCGACCCGGCCATGTACGCTGACGGAACGGTCGATAGCGAGGACGGCTCGATCGCCGCGATTACGCCTGCCGTAACGACGGCCAACCACGTGGGCGCCGCTGTTGCGTTCGTCGAGGGCGAGATCATCGCCGGTGTAGGCTCGATCGACGTCACCGTCATGCCCGACCCCGTGAACTACGGTATCACCATGTCGGGATGGATGTCGACCGGCGCTACCGTAGCACGTGAAAACGGCAAGGGTGTCGCAGTTATCGCGCCGGCGGTACAGGCGTAAGGTTGAATAGGCAGGCCGGGTAACACCGGTCTGCCATAAAAACGTAAAACATGAACGCAACTTTCAATATCCAGCAGATTTGCGAAATCGCCACGAACGTGCGTCGGTACAAAATGCTGTACGTCACGTCGGAGGGCGTTATGTTTCGCACAAAGAGTGCTGTCGAGAACGCTGTGCGCGTCCGCAACATGATCATCGACGACCCGGCCAAACTCGTCGGCTACATCGAGATCACGGAGGAAAACGTGACGAACGACAACCTTAAGCAGTTCGCAAAGAACACAGGCGTGTTCGCGGCGCTGTTCAGGGATGCGGTTATCCCGAAGATGCGCACGACCTTGCAGCCCAAAGAACGTGAGTACAAAGCCGACGGCCCGGTAGACGCCGCGATCGTGGACGACGTGAAAAAGAGCCTCGGCCTTGTGAAAGAGGCGCCCGGGATTCTCGACGCAACCAGCGTTATCGAGGAATCCGGTAACGAGAAAACCAAGTAGGTATGGCACAGACAGGTATTAACATTCAAGTCGCCAACACACAGCTCGGATCGACCCCTCGGGTCAACGCAAATTCGATGCTGATCGTTGTAGGTGCGAAGGCAGGCTCGGGTGGAACCATGCCGTTGGAACTGTCCAAACCGTACATGATTACCTCCCCGACCGGATTGACCGCGCTCGGTGTAACGCAGGCAAACAACCCGGAGCTGTACAAGCAGGTCAACGACTTCTACAACCCCACTTCCGCTATCAACAATAACGGGACTATGCTGTGGATTGTAGGTGTACCCGACAGCAGCGCAGGTAACTCAATCAAAAAAACGCTCGTTCCGTGGTTGCGTGAGACCGTGGCAAACGGATTCGAGTACCGCCCCCGGAACATCATGATCTCTCTCGCGCCGGCGGAAACCGACATAACTCCGTCCGACGTTCAGACGGCTATCAACTCTGCGTACACGGAGGGGTTCTCGGTTGTATGCGTGTTCGACGGTCAGCAGTTCGTTACGAAAAACCTCGCGGAGAACGGATCGACCTCGATGAAGGACTTATCCGAGCAGGACGCAATGATGGTGGGGGTAGTAATCGTTACGGACGTGGCTGGGGGTAGACCGATCGTAGGACGTATTGGTGGCTACATGTCACAGCTCTCTGTCGGTACGTCTATCGGCGACACGTCGCTGGCTCGCTTCGATACCTCCCTGTTTCTCGTCGACCCGGAGGGGTCCGCGTTCCCGGCTAATACGCCGTGTGGCACGCTCGCGCTCGACACGATCAACGAGCTCGGAAGCAAACAGTACATCTTCGCACGTACTCGTCCGCCCCGCAACGGCCTGTGGTTCAACGACGGTGCTACGTGCGCCGAAGCTACTACGGCATTGAGTACTCTCGAGGCGGCAAGAACCATCGCGTCTATGGTCGACGATCTGCGCGACTTCTTTACGCCGTATATTAACAGCAAAGTCCCGGTCAACGCAGCAGGTGACATCGACCCGACGTACAAGCAGGTTGTTATCGACAACGCAACTGCGACGGTAATCAACCCCTACATCGAATCGGGCGATATTTCCGACGCACGTATCTCTCTCGTTGCGCAGAACAACGACATGGTAGGTACGCGAACCTGGGAGGTTACGTTGCAGATTCTCGCCGCTCCGACGTTGCGGTGGGTTGACGCTTTTGTGTTCTATGTAAGCAGTCTCACGTAGTATGCAGAAAGTAATTGGAGCAAGGGACGTCGACGTGTACATCAACTTCGACGTTATCGGTGTCGCCTACAAGGTAGAGACGGCATCCAACTTCACAGCGAACATCTCGGGTACGACGGACGACATCGGAGCCATCTCTACCGATGAGCCGATCGCAACTGACAACGGGGGAAACACGTATGACGTGGCGCTCACGTTGCAGGAAGCGGAGGCTAACACGATCCTCGACGCGCTGGCCGCCGCTACGGCCAACACGGACAACCCGATCACGCACATCCGACAGATTGTCGAAGCGGCGACGATCACGGCTGTTTGGCATAAGCGCCGTGACGTACCTGCGACGTCTACCACGGAAACGTACTACAACTGTACCGGTCTCGAAGAGGGCGACGCCGTTGAACGTCGCGCAACCGAGACGCTCAAGTCGTGGCGTTTCCGCGCTCGCGGAAAGAAGCGCGTTACGGTTCCCGCGTAGGTGCGGGCCGTATTTTGGTGTAGGGAGTTTGACCGCTCCCTACATCGCAAATCACTAAACATTGCAGGATATGAAATTTAAGAAACTCGAACTTCGCAACGTCCTCACACCGGACGGCGACAAAAACATCATCGTAGAGCTCGTACCGTTTGATCGTCGAAACGACGATCACGTTGAGTTCGCTTTCAACTACGCAGACATGGCGTCCGGTGCGCCGTCTCCGTTCAAGACGGAAAACGACGCCGCCCGTAGGTTTGTTGAGCTCTTTGTGGTACACAAAGAAGCTGATCTGCTCAACGAAAAAAGTGACGTAAGTTGTGTTCGCCACGACTTACGAGCCGCACGAACCGCGCTTCACGACGTCGACATTCAGAAAGCGTTACGTGATTTTTTTATGAACGACTGACCTACCCGACAGGGGATATTCCGGGCGTAAAGGAGGAACAACAGGACGAGGCCAAACGTCTCGTCCATACGTTCAAAGTGTTGAATCGGGTAACGAAAAGCGACCCAATGTTCGTCAAACGTGTATTCGTATCTCACTATTGTAACGTTCCGTATCACGTTATGCTCGACGATAAGTTGTACCCCCGAACGTTGGTAGAGGAGTTATTCGAGGCATCGTATCATTTAATGCGTTGCTTTGAGTTATCCCCGTGGTCAGTAAGCGGGCTCGACGAAAAGATAGAAAAATACGTTAGGGATGGCAGAGTATAGTATCATACTGAATCTCACCGGTAACGCGGTGGAGAGAACGGAGAAGTTAGCGGCGGCACTCGGTTTGGCCGCCGCTAACGCAACTACGCTCGCCCAAGCGCTTCGATCCGTCGGATCGGCCTCCGCTACTATACCTAATAGAACTATACGTGTAAATACCGATCGTCGATCCGCTGGACGTGGGTCATACACAGGGACAGGTAGGTCAGACCCGGCGTTTCGGGAGTACATCGCGAGTCTTACCCGTCGAAGCGACGCTCTGCGTTCAATGTCAGCGTACTATCGTGAGCTTGAACGTGAAAGCACGACACAATACCGTCGTCATAGGTCCACGAAAATTTTCTCATACGGTACAGGATTCCGTATGGGCGGATTCAGCGGCAGATTCTCTACAATATTACAGCCGGACGCGAACGGTCGCATACTCGGTATAGACGCGGAATCTTTCATGAGCCGAGCGAACGCGCTCGGCATAGCCACAGGTATCGTAACCTCCATAGGTAAGGCTATTGTCAAAGCGGTGGCCAAAGTGACCGTCGGGCAGTACGCTACTGGTGCCATAGGTATGTTTGCCTTGAATCGGATTCTTATGTCCGAGGGAATGGCGGAGGGCGTCCGTATCATACAACGTAGGAATCAAGCCCGCCTCGGTATGGGCGATGAGTTCTTACGGGCGCAGGAAAGCGCAGACCTTTTGGCGCGGAACTACGGATTGGAACGATCCGTAGCGTTGTCGACTATCAACGTTCTTACAGGTTTACGAGTTGGAACGAAAGGCCGAACGCTTAACGTTTCGGATGCGACGGCTTTAACCCGAGTAGGTGGTTTGGTAGCACAGCAGTCCGGAGCGCCGTTCGAGCGCGTCATGACTAACTTCCAGCAGATTCTCGCGCAGGATTCACCGAACTTGCGAGACATCCGAGAGCTGTTGAACCAGGCCCCGATTCTTAAGCGTTACGCTCTCGACGAGATCGCAAAACGCGGCGAGCAAATCGACGCAAACTCGTGGCTTAAAGATAAGGCCAACTTCATGGACGTGTTGACAAGGTACGACCTTGAAAACTCGTCGAGCACTATCATGCAGGCTCGGGGTATGGTAAGTGTAGCTACGCAGGATATGTGGGCAAAGTTGGCCGAGAATCCGGAGTGGATGAAAGTAGCGTCGTACTCGGCAGAATTAATACGTTCTATCGGTGACGCTATGTCGGGGCTTATCACTTCTTTGAGTAACGATACCGGCTTCCGCAATTCGGTTAGTTCTTTGATCGAACTTATATCGTATCTTACGGATAACACGGATACCATCACAAGCACGGTAAGCCGGCTAACTACCGCGGTGGCAGACTTTCTCGGTATTGACATCGGGGATTCTGTAAGTCGCGGACGCGCGCGTGATCAACGGAGACGCACAATCGAACAGTCTGTTAGCACCGCTAAAAGCGAAATATACTCGCGATGGTTAGCGTCGGGGCTCGCGCGGAGTTCCGACCCGGAGATTCAAAAACTCGAATTTGAATCGACGTTCAGCAGATGGAAATCGGAGTGGTCGGCGGACCCGAATAAGCAAAACGCAGTCATAGCCTACGGCCCGCTTGCGTCAAAGACGTCGGTACTTCAATCAAAATCTGACGTTATTGGGCATAACTCTATCATGAGCCGAAAAGCGAGAAGCATTTTACCGTCAGACGATTACACGTTTTTCTCGAATTACCTAACTGCGCATCCACAGGACGCCTACGCGGCGACGAGGCTCGGGCCGGAGTACCCTTTGTTGTGGGCCGACGAGGAGATTCGACGTATGAAAGACAACACATCGAAGATACCCGATTTGCGTGGGGACGTAGGAACAGGTACCGACGACGGGTCGAGTATGTCCGGGTTTAATAGAGGTATGCGCAGTCTTACGATTAATTTTAACGACGCGATCGTTAAGTGGGACAGCCAAATCGTATCGGACGATCCGACGCAAGTCGTTGCGGAGGTGCGTGAAAGTATCGAGCAACTTACATCGCAGGCTATACAAAAAGCGCTCCTCGGGGCGACAGGTAAAATGTCAACGGGTTATTTCTAATTATGGGACAACTTCAGAAAGAGATAGCTACGTCCACGATTAATATGCGCAACACCTACCGTAATGAGGCAGGCGCGTATATCAATAACGTGGTCGAGACAGCGACAGATATTGTGTCTATCGCGCAGAATCTGCCGGTTGTCACGTTGGCAAAAACGTGGATCGGCATCGGGACGGCGGGGCTATTCAAGAAAAAGACTGAATCGACGCCGTTCCTTGCACAGCAAGCGTCGCAGGCGGTGGAGCAAGGAACAGCCGAATCGCAGACGTGGGGTCGGCTTGACCGATTCGACTACACAAAGCTGTATTCGTTGCAACTCGGAGACTACTTTATGCCAATGTCGCAGACGTTTACGTTGCAGGCTCGGAAAAGGCTCAACGTATCTGCGCTTGTCGACGGGCCGGATATTATCCAGCAGACCCGCAAAGAGGCAAAAACGATCGACTGTTCGCTACGCATAACGCTTCGAGAGGCGCAAGAATCGCTCAAAATCGTAGAGGCGGCTAACGGCTCGACGCTTAACGCAAAGGTTGCAGAGTTAGCAGCGTTCCTCCGAGAATTTTACGAGGACGATGCTATCTTCGCTGTGCGAAACGATATGATAAACAACACGTTCGGTGTGACGTATGTTTTCATGACCGAGTACAAGTTCACACCGAGAGTAGGTATGTTCACGTATGACTTTAACTTCTCCCTCACGGAAGTGAAATTCGGAGAGACGCGAGATGGGAAGAACCTAATCGCATTCGATCTCCGGGAGCTCAATTCGGACACGTAGTATGAATTGCAATCGCGTTATTTGTCGAAACGAAGTTATCATTGAGGGGATAAACGTTGGTCAGTTCGAGACCTTACGCGTTTCCGGCAATGACAGACAGCTCGGTGATTCCGCTGTCATAACGATACCGCTGTACGCGATTGGCGTAACAAATTCGGGGTACGCTAAACCGAGGCTTCGGTACGAGTTTGCCCCAAACCTTGTTAAAACCCTCGCTGAAATCACGGTGAACTGTTGGTACGAGGGCTACGACAAACTTACCGTGTTTCATGGGTTCATCGAGCAGATTGTTGAGGGGTTCCCCATGACAATCTACGCCCGGGACATGACTTTTGCGTTAAAGTTTGGTCGGATTCAGAAAACGTGGGGAGACGTAACTATGTCTCAAATCGCAAACGATATAATACCGATTGCAAACGAAGCGTTCAAAAAGGAGCGTGAAAACGCTGGTCTGTCGGCTCCCACAATGACGCTAAAATACGCATCGTCCGGTCCATACGTGCAGGCAACGACATCTACGTTCCCCTTTAACAACCCTGTGGACTTCAGCCCGTATGATACGGTACAGCGTATCATGCAGCTTATGGTACTGTACGGCGGAGTGACGGATAACGGAGAACTGTACGTTGGCGCGCTTACGAAAAACTCTACGCTTCCGGCCGTACAACTTGATACTCGATATAACGTATTCGATACAAATCTTATTCGTGAGGATAGCCGGTTCATAAATTACGAGGTTAAAGTTACGGGTATTTTGAAAAACGGGCGGCGATACACAGCCACCGGCGGTATGCGTAACTCTCGTAGTGTTAAGCAAGACAGCGAGCTCGACAAAAAATACGCCGAAACGATCCGGTCATTCTCTACGTTAAATACCGTGGAGGAGATACAGGCCGCTGCTGATAGACAACTATTATCGTTACAAGGGGTTCGCAATAAAGGGCGCATAGTTGTACCGTTATACCCAAAGATCGAACCGTTGCAGTCTGTTCAATTGAACCACACGCTGTTCGCCGATTTGAGCGGTAATTACTACGTTCTTGAATACGAGTTATCTTGTAGCGATTCGGGGTACTTTCAGACGTTGACAGTAACAGATAAAGTATTCGCAATATGAAATACGATCAAATAGAAGACGCAGGCGCAACGTTTGGTCGTCAGTTAGCGAGACAGTTCTCACGGCTACGCACAACGTCTGTGACGGTCGCATCCGTGGACAAAGAGGCTGGTGTAGCGAACGTATCCATATACGAGGATACTAACACGTTCCCCGTACCGCTCTCGTTCCTACCCCTCGATTCGGGGAGTATAACCGTCATACCGGTTGTTGGGTCACAAGCCGCCATCGCGTTCCTCGACAGCAACTTGAACACACCTATCTTTGTAGGTATGTCCGCGATAGCGTATATCGAGATCATATCGGGTGATGTAAGTGCTACGTTAGACGCAGAGAACGACACTATAAATTTTACAACCTCCGAGGCGTCGATAAACGTGTCGGGATCAACGATCACGTTCAATGGGGGCGACCTCGGCGGGTTGGTAGAGGTGGGAAAGCTGACGAAAGCGTTGAACAGCCTGTGCGCACAGATAAACCAAATACAAGCGAACATAGCAACGCACTCGCACCCCGTCAGCACGAGCTCCGGCTCCGGGTCAACCACGGGTACGATATTCACGCAGATCAAAGTGCAGGACTTCTCGGACGACGATTACGAGAATAAAAACGTTTTACAATGATAAGCGCGCTATTCTTCAACTTCGACGACAACGATATAGTTATCGGGTCAAACGGTAGCTTTGTCGTCGCCGACACGAGTAACCAAAACGTGGCCCTTATAGCTATGTCACAGGTATGCCGTGTAACGTACCCCGAGGTGGGAGTCCAACTCGGATCACGCATTGTGAACCAACGTAGCTCGGCGGTCAGCGCAGTGATCTCCGAGGCGGTTCGTGCCGCAGAATCTGATGGGGCCTCGAACGTATCAATAACTTTATCGGGAAACGATATTCAATTCAAAGGGACGTATGATAGTTGATCCGAACACTACAATTATCGACCTCGCTTTCAACCTTTACGGGTCGTTAGCCGGTGTACCGGCCATCCTGCAACAGTTACCTGCTGGCGCCCGTATCGGTTTTTCCGATATGCCGTCACCGGGAAGCGACGTAAACGACATAGGTCAAACGTGGACGCCGGGCCTTGTCGAAAAAGAGCTCGACATAACCGTATCAACTGTCTACAACGAGTTGGCTAAAGACAAGGCCCCGTTCACGACTGACCTTGCGGCCTTGCAACCGATCATAGAGCAGGCGCAAGGGTACGCGGATATGATCGTCCCCGGCTACACGCAGGCTTTGCAGGTCACTCCGGGTATGAACTTGCAGGGAGCTACGTTGTTTATACTCAATACACAAATGCTCCCCGATGCTGAAAACACAGTTGAGCAGTACATCAAGACAACCGGAGGGTACAAAATAGTATACCAGCAGGTCGTAGAGTCGTCAACCGAACAGCAAGTTCAACTAATATCTACAAGCGTTGCAGACCAATCAATCTACGGCGCGTTGTACAAGCAACTCTTTCAGAACCCGAACGGCTGGGTTCTTACACAGGTAAAACTACGCAACGACATTCCGTTGATCGTAGCAGAAAATACGTTACTCGGTAACGTAGGAAATAATTGGGGTTGGAATTTCGCATACTTTAGTATATGAGTGTAGTATCGTGGCTCAAGGAATCTAATCGGTACATCCACATTCTCGGGTGTTTCGTTTTGTCGTCGGTATTCGGTTGGCAGGCAGGCGTGGGTGCGGCCTTTACTACGGAGGCTAAAGACGTACAGGCCTCGAAGTCTATCAAGTCGTGGGATTGGTTAGACTTTACGTGTAACCTCATCGGTACTGCGTTAGGTGGTACTGTGCACTTCTTTATCGTAAAACTTTTATTCTAAATTACCATGTCACGAGGTTTACGAAACAATAACCCCGGAAACATTCGTCAGAATAGCGACAATTTTCTCGGGGAGATCAAACCGTCGGCCGATCCGACGTTTAAGCAGTTCGAGAGCATCGAGTATGGCTATCGCGCCATATTTGTGACGCTCAACACCTACCAAAAGAAGTATGGCCTGTCCACAATACGTGCCATGATCTCAAGGTGGGCTCCGCCGAAAGACAACAACGACACGGAGGCGTACATACGAGCCGTGTCCTCGGAATCCGGAGTTCCGGAGAACAGCCGCATCACGTCGACGAACAAGGACGTGATGGTTCCGATCGTGGCCGCAATGTCTCGTGTGGAAAACGGAGTGACGGCTAACATCACCGAGGTGCAAAGAGGTTGGGATTTATTCATGCAATAAAACGTATGGGAGCAGTATCTACGATATGGAACGCGCTGAAACAGCTCGTCCCTAACTTAACAAACAGCAACGCTTCGATTGAAGCAAAGATCATCGACGTTGTAGGTACGTTTGCCGACGCCGAGGCTCTTGAGCGTCAAAACACGCTCAACGTCATAAATGCCGCTTTGGCGAATCAACGTGTTACGACGATAGAATACTATCGTCGTAAAGCCGTTGCGTTCCAAAACGGGGATCAACTCTCCTACGATCCTATAAGCCAAGCCGCGTTTTACGAGACGGTAGACACCGAGAAACAAATTATCAAGCAGGCCTACATTGTGGGAACATACCCGCAGTACACTCTGCTTGTAAATGCACTCGGGGACGACGGTCATCTTCGGGCGCTGACGTCAGACGAACTCGCCTCGTTCAAAACGTACTTTTCCGCGTTCCAGCCGCTCGGACTTAATCTGAACATAACATCCCTGCGGGTAGCGCAAATCTCCGACCCGTACATGGTTATCTACGTGGAGCGAGGCGTCGACGCGGGGGACGCCGTAGCGCAGATAACGCAGAACTTACTGAATCATGAGGCGCAGTTACGCACGAGTAACACCGTCACGCTCACCGAAATCTCGGACGTGATCCAGCAGTTTGCAGGTGTGCGGGCTGTCGGTTTCGGAAATCCCGTCGCGTCAGAAGTGAGCTTATCCGGCTCAACAAATCACGTGTACCCTACGCAGGGTGTATTCCAGCTTCTGAACGGGGCCTTTACGTTCGCTACACCTATTACAGTGGACATGATTAAAACTATCTCGTGATGTTCCGGTACATCTGTATGCCCAAACTCGTAGCGTTCTTGCTACGAGAGTTCAGCGGTAGGTCGGACGGTAGTATGTCAACGCTATACAAGTTTGTATTTTGTTTGTGCCTACCGTTCGTATCTCAAACGTTCAGACGGGCCCGACTTATAGCACTCGCCATAGCCGAGTGCACGAACAGCGCGGATCAAATATCGCGGCTCATAAACGCTATAACGGGAGCCACTATGACGGTTAATCAATACGTCGATGAGGTATTTGTATCGTATGACGACACGAGCCCGCTGCAAACGCCGCACTCGTACCCGCCAACAGGCGACCCTCTCATCCCGTACACCCCCGCGGCAAACGCTGGAGAAATAATCATAACGCTTAACGGGGCAAGCCAAAGCGAAGTTCAAGCGTATCTTGAACTTTTATTACCATTCTACGTTGCATACACCTTAAAATTTGAGTGATGGCTAACATTCTAACGCTTAATTCCGCAAATCCCGGGGAGGGGCGCCCTTTACGTCTGTCTGATTTGCAGGACCTGTGGGCCGCAATCGGCTCGCTTTTCGTCGCAGGGCCCCAGCAAAGTACGCCGGTTATACTTTGGGGCTTCCATCCGCAAGCCGGCAATACGTTCAGCGCCGGGGCGTTAAGTTACGACGGACAGTTGTACTACTACCCGGCGTCAACCTCCGACAAAATTTCAGTCGGAGGAAACGTATACGTCGATACCGTGCCGTCCGGCGACGTGCGGGTTATAGAGGGTGGAACAAGTCAACAGTTCTCATCCTACAACATCGTAACGGGGAAGGAATCGGACACGTCGACGTTCCTTTTCAGCATCACGGTCGCCGAGGCCATAGAGGTTTTCCGGTGCGCCATGATGATGACGCAGGGCGGCATACCTGCAAGTATGCTTAAGCCGCGCTCTATTGCAGGTCCGCAGATCGCAAACGGTGCTATAACCGGAACGCAGATAGCGAACGGTGCTATAACCGGAACACAGATAGCGAACGGTGCTGTGTCGGACGCACAGCTATCCCAGCCGCACAAACGTATAGGCTGGGCCGGCCTTACTTTGTCCCTCGGAACGTCGACCATACCGCTGTCTACGATCGTAAGCGCCGGCGGCATAGACAACTCCGTCGAGGTGGGCTCTGTTAGACTTGCGGCTAACGCGTCGCTCGGTATAAACCTCAACGGCGACTTCCCGAATTTCCCCGACATAATACCGCTGTCTTTCCACGTTTCGAGCGGAAGCGCCACGGTTACGCTAAACTTTTCACAACCCGTCGCTTCGCCAACGGGTATGGTAGTACAAACGCTAACAGCATCAACGTACATCGGCGTGACGTTGGCCAAAAGTATCAACGGGTACATACCTGTGGGTGCGGTCGCGTTCTGACGACGTATAAACGCAAAACGGGCCTCTATACAACCAACGTATAGGGGCCCGTTTTGCGTTTATAAAAATTTCTTCAACTCGGAAATATCGAAGTCCGTCACAACGATAGTGTCATCCACGCGCATATATTCCGCCTCGCACGATAAAACAGCAAGGTCTGTTATCGTTCGCTCAACGCCGTCCACATTGTTCGCTTCGGAGAAACTTACAAGCGCGGAGATGGCAAAATATAGTTCTCCGTCATCGCATTTGAAAAATTTTATGAGAGAGATGTAAGCATCGTCCCAATCTACTTTTTCATAAATGGCCTCTGCTATCCTTCTGTACAGTTCGTCTGAAATCCTAAACATTTTTAGTCAAGTTAATAGCGTGATCCTCTTTCTTCTCTAATACTTTTAGCACACGTTCGTCTATCGTCCCCTTTGCAAGTAAGTGAACGATGCTCACGGCTTCTTTCTGCCCGTTCCGATGAAGTCGTTTATTTAGCTGTGCGTACAACTCGGCGTCATACGTTAGACTAAACCACACGATAACGTGCCCTCCAAATTGTAAGTTCAATCCGTGCCCGACGCTTGCGGGGTGCACAAGCGCCATGCTCATACCTCCACGGTTCCATCGTTCCACATCCTCGTTGGTCTCGATACGGCCGGCCTCGGGAAACGCGGTTTGTAGCTCGTTCAGCTCACTTTTGAATTGGTAAACCACGAGTATACCCCCGTCATACGTTTCTCGTATCTCTTTAAGAGCAGATATTTTCTCCGAGTGCATAACCGTGTACGAGGTACGGTCCTCGTCGTCGTACAAGCAACCCGACGCGAGCTGACGTAGCTTGATACCGAGTGCAGAACTTGAAAACGCTACGACGGTTCGTGAGTTGGCATACGGGTTCATGCCGGATTCCGTTTGGTAAGTCAAAACGAAATCTCGCTCCAGCGTCTCGTATTGCTTCAGAACCTTGCGAGGCAAGTCAACATACACGTTCTTAAATAAGCATTCCGGAAGGTTTGCTTTGTAGTCGACAACGTAAACCAGCGGTTTCAACGCTTTGAACAGTTCCGGTATCTTCAACGGATCGGCCTCGAACACCGTAACTACGCCGTTGACTTGATATTTGACGCGCATAAAGCGCTCACGGAATGATCCGAGCGTTTTACCGAGAGCCGCCCCGCCGTCGAGCAGAAAACATTGATGCCACAGATTCTCGTACCCGCCGTGAACCGGCGTACCGGATAACTCTATACGTCGAGGCACTTTATTGCAGATACGGCGTATCTCTTTGCTACGTTTTGATCGGTGGTGTTTGAACATCGTGCTTTCGTCCATCACCACGCAGTCCCAGCAACCGTGCGGTATCTCTTCTATGCGCGTCACGCTACACACGGCTATGTGGTGCGGTGTAGGCTCGCACAAAAATAGCTTCACGTCGAGCGCACGATCGCAAAAACGTATATTAAGGGGCATGTCGTATTTGGCCGCCTCCTGCACCCACACGCTTCGTGCCACACGTTTCGGCGCTACGATTAGAATGTTTCTTACGCGCTCTTGTGGGTTTATTATTAAAGCGGTGAGTGCAGTCAGCGTTGCCAACGTCTTACCTGCCCCCATAGGTGCGACGACGAGGAGATTCTTTCGTTGAATCTCCTCACGTACTATCGCTTTTTGGTGGTCAAGTAGTTCAACCATGTTAATGATCGGTGTGCGTTACGATCGTCCCGTTCTGCTTTCGTTGGGACAACTTGTCGATGTTCATTTGCGCGACCTCTTCGAGGGAGAAGTCCATGCGGTTTGCAAGGCCCGCAACAAACCAAAGAACGTCGCCGAGTTCACTCAATAACTCGACACGATTTCGCTCCACCTCGACGGTATCAAACGTGTTGAGTATGACCATGTTACCGTCAATACTTGCGAATCGCTTACGTCTCCACTTTGCTATTTTCTCACACAGTTCTCCTACCTCGGCCACGAGGCCGAAAAACATATACGTGTCGTTATCGCAACTGTCGAGCCTTGTCGACATTGCTTTGCGTTGATAATCGTTCAGTTCCATACTATTTCGCGTAGTTCCAATTTTGAATCATTCCGTCGAGGAACAAAATGTGGTGACGCAACTCCGACGTGAACGCAGTCAGATCGCTCTCGAACGTAGCATCCATGTCCGGCTCCGCGATGACGTCGTGAACGATCGCGACGATCGAATTGAGTTCGTTGCGTGTGTCCTCCGAGAACAGGTACGTGTTGTTGAGACGCTTCGTCTCCAAAAGGTCGTCCGGTTGGATGTACGACCGATCTCGCCACACCTTCGAGCTTGTTTCCGGCGTCATGGCAAGTACTCTCATCGTCTCGGCGATTTTATCCGCCCCGTCGAGCAGGGTTTTCCATATACGATCCAACAGGGTGTGCGTTGAATCGAATGCGTCCCCGGCTACAAGCCAGTGACGACCTTTTACGTTCGTTGCTACTACTTCTACCGTAGCGAGCAGTCTGTTAAGGGATGCCTCCCAAGTTACATTATTCTCCATCATCTTCTGTGTTTGTGAACTCATGATAATACCGAGATCTCGGGTCTGTCTCATAGGTTTTATAGGAATACATGAACAGCTCGTCGAGCTCTACTATGCGTCTATCGAGAACGTAGGTTTCAACGCCATGCTCTTTCAGTATCCTATGCGCTTCTCTCTGGGCCGGAGAACACGTTTTTCCCGTCGTTTTTGTCTCGACGTAAAAAGTTCTACCTCCGACGTGGATAAGATAGTCCGGCACGCCCCTGAACGTAAGTGGGTGGACCTTCATACTTAACCCGTTGGCTTTCTTTATAGCGTCACGCAAGTTTCTCGCGACGGCGGCCTCCGTGGCTGGTTTCATAATCCACGCTTTCCTACGTTCGAGCGCACGAGACGCTTTTTTAGCGTCTCGAAGTTTCTTTAATCGCCGAAGCGTAGCTTCGTGCGACCTTTTCAAAATGTCACTCATACTCTACAAAATTTACCTGCCCGGTGTCCACAAGAACCTCAATACGTGGTGTTACTACGGGACACTGAACAGCGTTTATAATATCGTTAATTTTAATAGGGTCATCATATTCGTCGACTATAACGCAGTAAACGTTTTTAGTCTCGTCGTATACGCGCACGACCTCTTCCACGGTTTCGTCCCTCATTTCAATGATACGACAACCACGGGCCGCGAGCCGTTGCATAGCGCCCAGACGCTCTTTCGAGAGGTTTAAGATCGTACCCATGTCGAACGTATAACTCGTACTGTACTTTCACATATTAGTAGGTCCGCCGCTATGTCCTTAACGAGACAACCTTTGCGAAGCATGTACTCTGCTGTGAGATCAACGCATCCACGCTGAACGTATTTAAGTGCGTCCGTCCAAAACTTATTGTCGCCAAAATTATCCCGCATGGTCTGAAGCACGAGACGTTCGTTTCGCGGAGCGAGTTTCGTCGTGTAGAACCTCTTGTAATAGAAGTACCGAATCATCGACACGTGAACGTCGTGGTCAAGTTCCTCGCTTATCGCGACAAACCTTTCGCTGGTCGTTCGTATATCTGTCAGTTCCTCTACGCGATTCGCAACGTACAAAGCCAAGATGCCGAACGGCTCGTATCGACACAACCCCTCGACGACCTGCCGAGGTACGCCGTATTTATTTGTTATATATTCCAGCGTCAATAAGTACGTCTTCGGTTTTACTCTCCTCATTTTTCTTTTGCTGTTTTGGTTTAACTTTTCGTAACCACGCTACGCACGATCCGTACTCGCCGAACCGTTTACTTACTGTGGTCTGCTCGAACAGTCCGGTTCGACGTATAGAATCCGCGACCTTACGTCCGATAGCCGGGGTCATATCTTTACGTTCGTACTCATAAAATTCGCGGGCTACCTCGGTTGTACAAATCCACTCACGCGGCTCGCCTGTCCACGCCTCACGTTGGTTGTTCCAATAGGATTTATGCTCGAACGCTGTCATACGTCGCCAATCCGGTGGGACGGGCATATTCAGATAATCGGATAGCGCGCCGATCTCGGAATCCTCCGACTTGTGGATCAAACGTATCTGTCTCGCCTCCTCCTCGGCCTCCGGGGATAGAACAGGTAAGACGCCTTGCAGGTAGTAGTGGACGGCCTCGGCCCAGTATTGATCTACGAGATCGAGGAACGTATCTTTGTGAATGTCAACCTTAACACGATCCTTATTACACATTAGTCCCCACCAACGTCTGCCGTCCTCCGACGGATCGTCGAGGAACACAACGTCGTTCGACGAGGCGATAAACACGCACTGACGTTTGTAAGTTTTTGTGTACTTCAGATACGCAGATCTGTATCTATCCTCGCCCTTTGTGACGAACGCTTTTCGACTGTTGGTGCTACGACTTTGAACACCGTTGAGCTCCGGTATCTCCATGATCCACACGCCGCGCAACTGTTCATACGCCTCTTTGCTACCGTTAAACGTGTAGAACGTATCGGAGCCCCACAACTTCGCCATGCGTCGGATAAACTTCGACTTACCGAAGCCCTCCTCCGATACAAGCACAGGTATGTAGTCCATTTTAGAGGCAGGTATGAACACGCGGCGAACAGCACCGGTAAAGAACTTAATACCTACCTCACGAGCGTACAGAGAATCCGCAACGCCAAAGCAGTCTATGAAGATCGTAGCCAACCTCGGAACTCCATCCCACGTAAGCGAGTTGAGATAGTCGCGCACGGGGTGGAAAGCGTTTTCGTGCTCCACGATATTGAGGGCGTCCGTCAACACGGCCCGGGCATCGAACCCGTACTTGTCCTCGAAATACAAACGTAAATAACTTTCGTCCGTGTCGGTCATTTCCGTATACGTCTGTATATTCTTGCAGTCCTCACTCTCCGGCTTTATGTCAAACGATCGCCATGATGGTGTTCGCTTAAGCACCGGGGCTTCGCTGAACAAATCATACGCAAAAATGTCCCGAATCTCCGGGTCGTATTTCAATATGGTCTGTGCGTTTTTAAGCGTTTTTTCGAGATTGCCGTTTTTATCGACTTCCAAACGTTCAGTAAGTATCGCTTTCGCGTCCTCGTCGTCCATGCCGTCAATCGTCAGCCGGTGGGCCTTACCACTGTCCGCACGTATGCCGAGGCTTTCACACAACGAGGCCATAGCCGCCTCGCCTTGTCGTCCCTCACCGAACTTGTACAACCGAACGGCGTCGTAAGCGTTATGACACCTGCCGAGGTACGGGTCTGACGAGTGGTTCGAGTAAAGGTATTTATCCTCGTAGATAACACCGCCACCTACCGTGGTTGCGCCTATCAACGTATACCGTCCGTTGCTCTCTTTGCGCCACACATCCGAGAGATACGTTTCTATCGCTTCACGTATGGACACCTTTGCGCAGAACGCACCTATCAAACCTCCTTTGTACTTCGGGTCTTGTACGTGTACTTTCTCCGGGACCGGTACGTTCGATAAGTCCTGCCAATTATCAAGTTGTGCGACAAGGCTTGTTACGTCCAGCTCATCACCCTCCTCCGTCTCGAAAAAATACTCCGCGTCCTTCGGTATAGACGGCAAGAACATGATCCGATTGAAGTCGAACGTAGCCACGTCGATAGGTATCTCGAACTTGTCATGCAACACACGCATGATAGCTCCGTACTCGTCTGCAAGCACGAGGCGATTAAGCGGCGCAACCACGCGAAAGCGAGGCTCCTCCGGAGTTGAGCTATGCGTGCTATGAATAACGTAGGATTTGCCGGAGAGCCACTCTCGTAACTTCGGCAACGTAGTGTCGGCCGCTTCGTCTATGTCTATCACGAGCAACTGACGGTAGGTTACTTTCCTTTTTGTACACAGGCCGCCGATGAAAAACCCCACGTCCTTTACGTCGACGCGCTGGGTTTTACTCATTTCGGAGTACTGTTTAATCGTCTCGTCGGTTCGAGTTACGTTTCGTAAACGCTCCACGATCTCACCCCATTCGAGCCGGTATTGCTTCGTGGTGGCTTGCGAACGCTTTAAGCCGAACGCTATGTCATACACACTCATATTATTTCACGTATCTGAAATCCATAAATCCATCACCTTTTGTCACAAGGTCGGGAGCCCACGAGATAGGGCGAGCCATCTCCTCCAGTAAGACGTTCAACGTCGTTTCGCCGTCGCGCGCGACGTACCAAATTTCGTCGTGCACCGAGCCTACGCATTCGCTATCCTCGTCTCTGTTTTTGACACGTTGCATAATGTCAACGAGCACGTCGCGTGCGATAGCCTGTGTTACGTTCTCAAGCAACGTCCCGCCCCACATCTTCGTGCGGACCGCGTTCTCACCTCCCCGAGAATAGTCGAGGTAGAAGATCGTGTCATTCTCAACGTGCGTGCCACGATAGTACAATGATCGGCCGCTCGGTAGCTGAATACCCGCGGTACGGCCGTCATACTTAAACGTTAAGAACGTCTGTCCGCATTGTAGCTTCGCAAGACCTCGTTTCATAGCTTCGAGAAACGCTTTCTCGATCAACCGCCACAGCAGGCAAATCTCGGGATTTGCGCCCCGCCATACGCGCACGAGCTCCGATACTTTAGTCTCACCTTGCTCTCGGTAAAAGTCGGGCGCAATACGTTGAATAGCCCCGACTCCTCCGCCGTAGCCGAGGCCGAGCTCGGCGCACTTTCCCATTTGACGCTCCGGCATACCTTTGTGCACGTTTTCGATATTGAACATTTTTTCGGCCGAGCGGGAGTAAATATCCTCGTCGTTCTTGAACGCCGTCATGCGCCACTCGCACGCGGCGAGCCACGCCACTATACGGGCCTCGATTTGTGAAAGGTCGGCGCATACGAACGAACGGGACGTCGACCCGGCGTATATGCACAGTCGAAGATGCTGACGCAGGTGGTCGTAGCTGCGCACGTTAGCAAGGTCTGCGGTTGCGTCGTCGCTACCGTGAGGGAAGTTTTGAAGCTGCACACCCCGGCTACTCCAACGCCCGGTATGCGCTCCGTAGCCTACGAACTCACCATGCAAGCGCCCATCGGGACATATACGTTCTGCCGCTTTCATTATCTTTGAGAACGCCGCGCCCGTAGCTTGATCCCGTAAGTCGAGAATTTCATGCGATACGCCCTCACGTTCTTTTTTATTGAGGCTCGTCAGCACGACACGTTCACGGAACAGCGCAAGTTGCACCTGTTTTGGCGAACGTAGGTTGTCAATACCGTACTTCTCCTTTGCTACCCGCCCCGCTTTCTCCGAATACTCGGAGGCTTTTTTGTATATGCCATACGCGAGTTTGAGATCAAAAGGCACTCCGTTGAAGTTAATCTCAAACGTACAACGCATAGCGAAGAGTTCTTGAACGGGTAGCGGCGGCATCGCACGATAAATTTCGCGCAGAACCTCTACGTCTATACGTGAATATTCGATGAAACGCACGGCCTCCTCGGGGAAATCACGCATTTCATTGAACGCTATCGTCTTATCCTTTGACTTCCGAGGTGTGGAGAAAAACATCATTTCCTCCGACGACGCCTTGTTTTTCGTGCGCAACATCTTTGCAAGGTGGTCGAGCGCACGAGGGTAGCCAAAATACGCGGCTTGATACGCGGTGTCGAACCAACACGCGGGGTTTACGGGTATGCCCATAACATACTGTACGATCGCCATTTCAAATTCTGCGTTGTGCGCAACTTTCAAAACGTCGTCGTTTGCCAGCGCCTCGTACACGGCCTCCGGTATAATCGCGGTAGTCTTAACCGGGTCGTCGTCGAACGCATACGATAATAGCAAGATGGACGTCGAGGCGTCCTGTGCATACCTGTGGGCACCCACGGCCTGCAGGTTTGCGGCGCTTCGCGTCTCGAAGTCTAAAAATAGTGTCATATACTCACGTTTTAGTGGTTTGGCCCGGTGCGGGTAACGATCCCGCACGCACGGATAATCGTGCGCTCCGTTCCGGGCTCCGATCATGTTAACGTATGATCGCAACGTCCTTTTTTCGTAACGTCTTGACGACGCCGGATAGCTTAACGTTTACGGTTGACCCGGTCTCGCTAATAACGAGACCGGTGTCACCTGTCTTGTTCGATCGAACTACGTGTCCCACGTATGCCGGTCTACTCATACCCCTCGGGGCTGATGTAGTCATCTACGTTATGCGATACACCTCCGATAGGATCGCCGGGGGCCATACGCATCACCGCAAGCACGTTGCATCCGATACCCTGGGCCGTCGAGTTGCAGTACGTCCAAAACTGGACGTTCGCAAAGATGTAGTCGCCGCTTCCGAGCTCCTCGTCGGAAATACGCTCAACGTCCAGCCCGGCGATAGGTACGCCGTTAAGGATCACACGCTTCTGCTTGTCCACAACGATCGGACGGACCGTTTTGCTCGAAACTTTGAGACGCAGGTAGCCACGGAAGTCCTCCGCTCCCTCCTTTTCGTCTGCGTAGTCGTCCCCGTCCTCGAGACAGCAGTTTTTCGGGTTGATACTCTTCGGCGTCTTACCCGTGAATCCCTGTTTACGCAGGTTGTCAAACGCCTCGGCGAAACGTTCTTTGATCTGCGCAACTTTCGCCTCGTCGTCTTTCGGGATCAAAATGATCGCGCTGTATTTGGGGTCTCCTACCCCACCCTTTACTTGTTTTTTCTCGAACAAACCGTTCGGGTAGACGATGCGGCACGTCGGCGCACCTTTGATCTGGAATCTGTCCATACGTTTAAGTTGTTAAATGTTTATAAAAGTGGATTTTTTACGTTCGCTATCCGGCACAACCGAACAATTTCCTCCGGCGTAGTCGCATAGTAATACGTTGATTTGTGCAAAAGTGTGAGAGGTATGTCGCACGGGTTACTTTCGGAAAATCCCGCGCTCTCGAATAGGTGGTACAGGTACGACGAATTGCAATGATTGCGAAACGATTTACGTCGATGAAAGCCATCCTTTGGCTCGGCCTCCGAGAAAAATACGTCCGCCATATCCGAGTACTGCAACGTATTGTTGCATTCGAGATACAGCGCCGTGTAGTCACGCACGTTGATATTTTCTCGGAACGCGCTAAAATCCGTAGCGTACAGTATCCGCTCCCCGTCGTGCTGAATGTCGAATCCGATACACGGAACGTCGTGATGCAGCAACACCGCACGCACGAGGTACTCCTCCCCCGGTTTAACGTCGAACGGAATACGATACGTCGGAGCTACCATATCGAAAACCGAAACATCCTCCACCGTTTTGAGGATATTAAACGGTATGAACGGATAGCGAGACGCCAACGTATCTGCTGTCTGTTTCGATGTATAAATCGGCAAGTCGGCAAACCTGTCCAAACATTTTACGTGGTCGCTGTGGCTGTGCGTAACTAACACAACGCGGCCTTTTGGTGTTACTTCCGGGCAATAGCCAGCGTCTATAATGATAGTGTCGTCTATCACAACGCAGTTACCACTACTCCCGGACTTTAAGATATTTACGTTCATTCTTTCAATGATTTTGATCCGCTGGCGACTTTAAGCGCACGCACGATTGTGAGTAGCCCCTCTACGTCGCCAGCCTCTATTTTACGCACAAAATTTGCGAGCACCTTCTCCTTTACTACATCCGGAATCTCCGGTGAGAACGCACGTATAAGGTCATGTACTCCGTCCGGACCGCCGTATCTCGCTTCCGTCACTTTATAACGGCGATCGCGGCCAAACATATAGCGTATACGGATATACGTGTTCTCCGGGAAACCGACTAACTTCTCGTCGAGAGGGGTGGGGGCGTACACCTCGCATACCTCTAGCTTATCCGGGGCGTCGAAAATTGCCCTCGGTATAGACAGGCGTCCGAAACCGTACTCTTTATACGTGCATTCGCTCCATTGAAATCTTACCGTTGTCTGCACGTAGTTAGCATGGACCGTGGTTGTAACCGCCACGTACTTGTCGAACGTACTCATATTACATCTCATTAATAACATCGTCCGACGTTCGGAGGGGTAGCACAATCTCCACGTTGCTAACGGCGGGGCGTACTGTTACTGTCCCTTCTACCTCTACCTCATCCACTTTACACGTTTCCACGAGATTCTCGTCGCAGAAACGTAAGGCCGCGCTCAACGACCCGAACTCATGTTCCGACGTTTTACCGGCGCGATAAACTCTAACTTTTACGCTGGTGTCCGTGATAACGAACGTTCCGTAACCTACTGCAATCATATTAAATAATCTTTAAGTGTTAAGTGATACTCCCTACGCGAGAGGTCGCAACGCGATTCGTCGGCGTTACGTCCTTTCTCGTTTAATACGTGAATCTCGAATCTATTTGTTCCATCGTGGTGAAAACCCTCGACGATGATAGTCGAAGCGTGTTGCGATATGCGGCACTCGTCACATTTATTTACGCACTTGTAGATGGCCTCTTCCATTGTTCCGCACACCGTCAGAACAATCTCCGGCGAGCCGTTCCACAGCCCGAGACTCCCGGTTATAACGCACGCACGTTGAGCGATACTACTGTACCGCAGACTCTCAATGAAGTCCTCAAACGACGTGGGTTCCTCCCACGTGTCGACATACGTTGTTTTAATCATAACAATAAAAGTTTTAATTTACGTTCAGACTACCCGAACGTTTCTTGCGCCCCGGCGCGGTCACGATCCGCATGTTTCAATTTTACGGGGCTGTCGATCGTATGTCTTACATCCAATCTTCGGCTTCACGCCGATCTACAAAAAAGTGTATGCCGGACGTGCACTCGTTCCAGCGGTCAGTGTCGAAATCTTTAACTTCTACCCACGAGTTGCGAACGTACTTAAACATTGGGTCGTGGTTAGACGCAACAGATATTACGTTAGTGGAGCTTCCGTCGCAGTTCTGAATGTCCATGACAAACGCTTTGCTGCATCTACATTTAGTATCAGTCGCCGAGCTTCTTAAAGCGTCAGCAGGTATTAATAGCTTAACAACGAAAGGTCCCGCTTTTTTCCAACCAATAAATTCACCCTCGGTAGGGCACGCGTAGTACAGACCCCTCGCTTCATGAGCGTTGATACCATCGAGACGAGCCCCACGAAGTTCTACACGACGTAAGTTGGCGCGTCGGAGATCCGCTCCGCTCAAAATCGCATCTCGCAAGTTGGCCGATCGTAAATCTGTCCCGGCTAAATCTGCGCCGCTTAAGTCCGCACATCGTAAGTCTATTCGCGGCAAATTTAAGTCGCGCAACTTCGCGCCGCACAGATAAGCGTACTTAAGACTTACACCCATTTTGCATGCCTCCGATACCGTTTTTGCAATAGTATTACCGTGGCACGTATGGGTAAACAATGTCTCTCCGTTCAAGCGATCGATAACACATATGGTATTATTACACATAAAAATGAAATTTAAATTTCCGAACGTTTCTTGTGCCCCGGCGCGGGCATGATCCGCACGTTTCGATTTTCCGGGGCAGGCCTGCTATAAATTCGTCGGCCGCGTAATACAGTATTTAGGCTCGATCTTACGTTCCCCCGCATTGCTCAACTTACCTCCAATAAATGAGAATTTATTGACGCAACCAATACCTCCGAGGAACTCGTTAATAAACTCAACCACCGAACGTGTGAAGCGTCTACGACATATATGCACGTAGGGATTGCATCTCCCAAACTTCGGATCACACACGTACAGTAACAGCTCTCCGTTATGATACACCTCAAAACGTGATTGTGCTGTATTGACTAACCCGACGTAGCGTCGAAATTGAACGTGCTCGCCGCGGTTAAATCCGCGTAACATTACTTCTGAAGCCCACATACCCTGTCGATAATAGTTTTACACCCTTTCTCCAACGATTCACTGCTCGCGAACCGCGTAAGTTCTTGCGGTCTGAATTTAGGGTTAACCTCCGCAACGCTCTCGCCGATCGCATCACGTAAGTCGGCTATCACTTTTTGATAATAGTCGTACTTGTCAATAGCGTCGATAAGAATCGATACCGTCTCACGCACGTTCTTTATTTTAGCGATAACAGCATCGCGTATCGCTTGCGCGCAAATACGATTTTCCGGCGTAACTCCCCCGTCGACGAAAAACGATAAATTCATATCGCCGTCGATATACGTTCCGTTCGTAACTCCGTTCTTATCCTTACCGAGAGCGATCCAACGCTCGCACATGTAAAACGTGAGCCACAAACGTTGATAGGAAACCCACTGCCCGTTTTCCCAGGTCTCGTATCGACGAACCTCGGTTGAAATACCAAACCTCGGGGATGATACGTTCGTGTTAGGGTTGTACACCTGTTCGCACGCGGCATCGACCGCTTTTTTGAATCTTACGTTCAACGTTTTGCCGTCGAATAGTTCCGCAACATCGAGTAAGACGTCAAGATAATTGCAAAACGCAACGTACTCTCCAATTTGCGCTTTTGAAATAGCAATAAATCGTTCTTTGTTCATAACAATAGAAGTTTAATTTACGTTCGGACTATCCGAACGTTTCGCGCCCGGTGCGGGTAACGATCCCGCACGCACGGTCCCCGTGCGCTCCGTTCCAGGCTAACCTTAACGGACCTATTTCGTTTACTCTGTGTACGTTTTCATAAAACATACGTTTCTTCTCGTTTCAGTTGTGTCACCCGAGTAGACTTTATTAGCTCTTCAAATCCGACATACGCAACGTCGGATAACTCTTTTAGCTTATCGTCGTACCCCATGAGGATAAATACTTCTTTTTCATACGCTACCGCTGCACTCGTTCTATGAGACCCGGAGTATATCACGTACTCGTCGCCGCCGCGTGAACGTACATAAACTCTATACGTTTTTGTGAACTCGCTGTCTCCGGACCACACGGGACATACCTTCGTGTTAGATTCTCTAAACGGTTTTTCGCTCTTAATAGCGGCGACCATGCGCTTTTCAATCTTTTTCATAACAATAGGATTTTAATTTACGTTCGGACTATCCGAACGTTTCGCGCCCCAGCGCGGTCATGATCCGCACGTTTCGATTTTCCGGGGCTACACACAACTATCCTACGCTCAACCGTACCACGTTCGGCACGTCTATTTTCTGCACGCTCTCCGCGTTGTCGACGATGATCGGGAACGCCTGCATACCTTTACGGGTGCGCGCGGCGTCGAGAAGTTCCACGACTAACCGCACACGTTCCGCACGGTTTACGCTTTTCAGAGGTATGCCGTTGTACGTCAACGTGCACGTACTGGACGTCCGTCCCGACGTTTTGAACGTTTTGTCCGTCTCGATCGACCAACCGTCCGGCATCTCTGCGAGAATAGCGTTTTTGTCGGCCTCGCGTAACTGTGCCTCGACTGTTGCTATTTTCTCGTCAATGTCGATCAACGCTCCGCGCGCACGTTGCGCACGTGCTACCGCGTTCTGCGCCTCCTCGATTGCATCCTGCTCCGCCTTATACGCGTTCAACTTCTCCATTATACGCGTATTCTCGTCCTTGTTCTCCGTCATACGTGCGCACGCCTCGTAATACTCCGCACGTATCTTGCGCACCTTATCTGCGGAATAGCCGTGCCCGCACGTCGGGCACGTGCAGACGATACCCTCGCGGACGCGCATAACGTCTCGCGCATACCTGTCAGCGAACTCACTTTCCGCGCGCGTCAACTGTTCGCACGTCGGCGTAGGGATTGTCACGTTAAGCACGGCAAAGCGTTCTGCATCCGCGCGAGACGCCCGAAGCGCGGATAACGTTTTGCGGAGCGCGTCGGCCTCGCCGTTATCCATAACGCCCGCACGTGCTAACAGCTTACGCAACTGGTCCGACGTTACGTTGCCCGACGTCAACGCGTTGACATCCGCACAAGCGGCGGCAAACTCAACGTCTATTCCGCGCTCCATGAACGCGCGCACGAAGTCGGTTTGCGTCACGGCGTCGCCGTTAACGTACAACGTTGTGCCCTTTGCGGTTAACGTGCGGCGTATTTCCGCACCCGCAAAATCGGCTAACGTTACGGACGTCACGACGTCGCGACGGCCCGCGGGCCGCACGTCGAAGCCGTCCAACGTTTTGCCGACAAGCGCCCAATAGTACGCATTGACTAACGTTGTTTTGCCCGCGCCGTTCGGCGCGACGATCGTTTCGATCGGGACGGATTTGTCCGGCGCGCCGGCAAAGTTCGATAATGTTATTAACATAATTGAAATTGAATTAAATGAACGAAACGGCCGTTTTGGGCCGTTTCGATCGGGTTTTTGCCGTCCGAGCGGCCGCGAGCCGCGCGCCGGGCATACCTCAACAGTACCCCAGTTCGGACGTTTGCGGGTGCGGACCCCGCTAAAAAACAAGCAGGCCCAGCCCGAGCTGGGCTGGGTGCTTCGCTATTCGTGTCTTGCTTGTTAGTTGGCCGCGTCGGGGTTGATCCCGGCGGCGATCAACATTTGCCGCAACCGCTCAACGTCCGAGACGGCTTTTGCGGCGCGCGCCTCGGCGTCGGCTACCTTGGCGACGAGCGTTTCACGCTTCGCGCGCTCGGGCATCACGTAGGACATCACGGCGGCGGTAGCC